CTTTGGTAAATTCGGCACTGTCCAAACCCAGTAAAACGCCAAGCCTACCGATCATATTAGCCATGTTTCACCTCAAATCTGTCTTTGCTAAAACCCGGTGCTTGCACCATAAACGCAAGCAGATTATCGTTTACGGCTTGTTTTTGGTATTCTTCTGGCAATGGCGGGAATAGGTAATCATACGCAAGCCCCATAATGTTGGCTAGTTTATATGGTGTTGCATTACCGGGTCGAATGTAATTAAACACACCATTGGTTAGCGTGCCCAATAAATTCATTACACCTTGATTGCCAATCACACCATCAGCGTACATAGTTTGCATTTGCGCCATTGTTATATCGTCTAACCCGGCAATTGTTTCAGGTGTATGCCCGTTGAAGATCATGGCGCATTCCACTTGCGTCCTCAACGAGCGTATCAGTTTCCCCGTGTTTCCTTGTACGATGGGCTAATTGCTTCGCCAATTTTTTCAATCAATGCCATTTGTACAGAAAATGGAAACTCGGCTTCAATGTCGGCATAAGTAATGTCATCCAGCGTTGCGTTAGAATCTTCTGGAATCAACAGCTTTATAAATTCTGTAATCCGCATCTGCGTTGTGATTTTGTTTTTGGCAGCTTCACGCAAAGACCGCCCTTCAACAACAATGTCATTTTCAAGGAAACTTACATTGCTATCGGGCGTATCTTTAAACGCCAACAATGGGGCTGCAATTTCTTGATATGCAGCATCCATAGCTTGTTCATCGGGGTTTTGTATGCGTTGGTAAATTTCCTGTGTCTCAACAACTAAAGGAATTTTTACTTTAAAAATGTGCCCACCTAGTTCAAAGGTTCGGGTCAACAACTGTTTGCGTTGTGCTTGGTATTTTTCACCAAATGCTGATGCTAGTTTTGTCATTTCTGTTTTGCCTTAAATTGTTGTATCCTGCGTGCCAATATACCACTCAAAGTGTTTACTGTGCTTTGTGCCATGCTTTCCAATGCTGGTCGCAAATAGGGGTGCGCTGTATTTCTAGCTGACCCAAATTCTTGTGCTATTGCGCGTGCATCTGATTCCAAACCCATCTTGGCTAGTTTTTTACCGCTTGCCGTTGTTACCGCTGCAATAACAGTATCAGTTTCAGTAACGTATTTAGAACGCTTGTCGCGCCGGGTTGGTCTACGCGCTTCAATTATTAAGCTACGTTCCAATGCGCCCGTGTCTTTGGGTGCGTTAGCTTTTGCCATTGCTAATACAGGCTTCATGGCTTCCCGCACTGCTGGCACTAAAATTTTGCTTTGCGTTTTTTTATCGCCAATTTCGTTTGAAATTTCTTTCAAAACATCAGCTATTGGGCCTATGCCTTCCAACTTAATGGTAACGCCGCCCATGTTTATGCCCCCGGTTTAATCAGTCGCGTAAATAGTACGTTGTTTAGCTTGATGACGTAATCCACAACTTCATCAGGGGTCATTTTGTCGGCATGATTTACGGCAATTTGGTGCGCTAGGCTAATGCCTGTAATTTTCTGCTGCAAAAAGCCAAACCATTGCTTGTTGCCGCTTTCGCTTTGCGCTACCAAATATGCCAGCAAATCATTAGTGTTTTGTATTGTCGTGTCCATGTCTTATTCTGTGTATTTTGCAAGATATGTAAGTGCCACATATTCTTGTGAATCAGGGTCAGCAGCATCCAAAGCGTCTGCCACTTCTTCTGCGCCCAACCCCCAACCCCTAGCCATTACATCTAGGGATTGGTAGGTACTGGTCAATGCTGCTACAGCAGCTTGCAGTTGGTCACTCATATTAAGTGCTTGCTGACCAGCCGTATTGATTACCACGCGGGTGAATGGTGAACGTCACTTTGGCTTCTGCGCCGGGTGCGCTGTCGATTTGCCATTGGCTCACGCGCCCGTTAAATGCGTAATCAACAATGCCAGTACCATCGGTTGCTTGGATAACAAAAGTGCGGTCAATTGTGCCGTTATAAGCATCAGCACGCAGCAACAGCAGCACAGTGTCGCTAGGATTCCATGCGGCAGTGATGGTCATGCTGGTGGGTGCGCTTTGCACAGGAATTTTGTCCGATTGACGCGAACCAGCAACGCCAAACGATGCCACTGCATCATCTTGACCAAATGCGGGAATAGCCTCAACAGGAACTAAATTGCCGCTAATTGCCAATGCGCTAACGCTGGCATATACAGACAAATTGGCGACAGTCAACGGGGTGGGCGTTGCGCTTGGTTGTGCATACAGCGTTGCGCTAAAACCGGGTAGGATTTTAGTTGGGAGTGCCATGATTCAGTCCTTCAAAAAAAGTTAATGGATTTTGTCTTATCAGGTTGGTACTTGCAAGGTGCAATCCAAAAAGATTTCTGCTAACTTGTCTTCGTTGTTATAACTGTTGTACAGCCACATTACATCGGCTTTGCTTATGTTAAAGCCGTATGTCGCACCGCCAAACAACCCGCTATAACCATGCAGTGATTGTAGTATCTGATTTGAAATTGTGAAACCATCTTCAATCACTTGAGAAAAAATACTAATCTGAAACACAGGCGTATCAATGCCTTTTACGGCTTGATAAACGCCCGTATAAACAGGTTGATGCACATTCCGCAGCGTCCATGTGATAAATTTAGGCTGCGTTGCAAAGTTGCGGTTAAACGCCGCGTACACAGGCACAGGCGTTACTATCCCGGTCAATTGCGCCTGTATGGCTTGCCCATACTGTACCGGGTTCATTTGCATTACATTGCCACCACAGGGTCGTTTCTAACGCACAAAAAGTATACCTTCATTCGATCATCCGATTCGCGCACGTTATCAATTCGCCAATCCAAATTTTTCCAATTAATGGAATACAGATTTTGGTTGTTAGTCATTTCTTGCGTGTTAGGGGTATAGTTCAATGTAAATTCAACAACATCAGCATAAACACGATATTTATCTGATATTTTTACACTATTAGATACGGATTTAACAAGCGCACGCGTAGCAAACCATAGAGTTTTAGTTGTGCTTTGTTCACCAAATGCACTTGCTCCAAAACTAAGCGTATTGACAGTTATATTTTCAAACCGCGCAATAGCCATGTCACATCACCAAAGGTTTGTAAGCACGCAACAAAGTAGCAACGCCAAATGGAATTTCATGCAATGGTTTATCTACTGTATTGCTACGCTGGTTATACAAATGCGTTAGCAGCAACAATGCCGCTTGTTTAATCACCGGGTAAGTGCTTATAGGGTTTGCTGTTGTGGTGTACTCGCAATAAACAGGGCTTGTCATACTTGCGTTTAAATTGCTTGGCAGAGTTTGCAAAACCACTTTATTGCCAGAGTTATCGTAATAGTAAGTTGTTGGGTCCACTGTGGTTAACACAGGCGTGCCATCAGTCCAAAACTTTACGGAATTAATTGTTACACCGGGCAAAGCCGGGTTAATGTTTTGGCTAATTTCTGGCAAATCTAAAGACAACGGCGTGCCATACAGGCTTGCAGTGTTGTACCACACCCGATATTGCGTAGAAAAAATAGACAACCCAAGATAATCTTCAATGGCTTGCCGCGTTGCAAGTTCTAAACTTTTTAAATAAGTATCTTGGCTTTCATCATCAAACAAATTTAATTGCTGTGTGATCTGTTCCAGCGTCAGCCAAGGCGTTGCAACATCGCGGTTGATTTGCTCTACTTTTTCATAGTTGAATGGGTTGCGTGTTTGCCCATACGAACCCATGTAGCCATAAAGCGCATCAGTTGCCATTAGACACCCACTAAACGAATGCCAGCAAACGGGTTACGCACAGTGCTTGCAAGGCGTTTTTCAGCGTACAAAGTGATAAACCCAGGTGCAGTTTGCTCAAAGGCTTGCACGTTCATTTCTTCAATATCGGCAATGGTCACAAAATTGGGCCAATTTGCGAGATAAATGTTAAATTTACCTGCGCCTGTAGTTTCCATGTATGGATTTGGAATTACAGGAAACCCAAAAATATAAACACCAGCACCACCATCAGCATCGCCAACTTCGGCAAATTGCCTGATGGTTACGCCAGCACCTAAATTGCGCAATTCATGTATGGTTTGTGGGTGCATCATCCATGCTGTGCCAGGCAACGTCCAATACTGTGCAGGAAACAGACGCGCCATATCGGTAATGTCAGAATAACTTACCGCTGCTCCTGCTTGTGAATACGTTGCAATGCTGTGGATACCATTTGTTATTGCTGTGCCACTTGTGCCATAAGCAGATGTTCCTGCTGTTGTATACATATTTAAACCACGCAAACCGCTAGTCGCTCCGTATGCTGTGGTAGTAGACCCGGCTTGGTCGTTGTTCAAAATCATGGATGCCGCTTCAATTGCGCCAAATTCTTGGAACAAATCTTGTACAAGCGTTTCATCCAAATAATTCACATCAGACATAACTGCTGTGCGGATAGGCAACTGTGCCGTGATGACCCGCGTAGGCAATTGCCAAATGGTTGTATCAGTGTTGGGCGTGCCGCTATCAGCGGTAAACGTATAGCCCCAAGGGTTTGTCTGGTTGGCTGCGTTACCAGTTTTTGCCACAAATTGCACTGCGCTTTGTCCAGCACGCACAACTTGGCGTGCAGCTTGGCGAATCGGGTTCGCAAAACGCAATGCAGCAAACGCATCATCAAATAAAGTGCGACCACCCACGTTACTGCCCGAACCCGTAATGGCAGATGCTTCGCGCAAATCTATAATGACTTTATCACCAGTTTCAATCGTTTGTTTAATGCCGCTAAGGATACGTTCAGTAATTTGCATGGTCTTATCCAAATAAGTTGCTAGAAAAATAGGCAGGGGTTTTTACGCCCCCGCCTTATGGCAACAATCAGGTTGCAGTGCCAGTGGAGCGATAACGCACACCAGCATTGGGGTCACGCACAGAGGTTGCCAAACGCTTTTCACCAAAGAAGGTGATGAAACCGGGCAACGTCTGGTCATAGCGCCGCATAACCATGTTTAAGCGGTCAATGATCGTGTGGAAACGCGACCAATCAGCAAAAAACATAGGGTACAGGCTGCTTGTGCCAGCGGAACCTGCTGTGGTTTGGCTAGGTGTGTCCACATACTTGTTCATCACAACATCAAAGCCCAACATTTGACCAATGATGCCATCAGGATTCAACGATTCCATTGAATTGAAGATGGGGCGACCATTGGTGTCTTGCAGACCACGGATTGCTTGGGCCAGAATGGGGTTAACCATCCATTTGGCATTTGCAGTCCAATACTGTTGCGGCAACGCGTACATGGTATTAATAACATCTTTGTAAGTGATGTTGTTATTACCAACAGTGCTGCCGTTAGTGGTCAACTGGTCATAGGTTGCCAAGCTGTGCAAGCCAGTGGTGCTGCCCGTGCCAGAAGTACCCAATGCTGCCACACTGCAAGTGCCGCCTGTGTAACTAGCGTTAGCACCTGCGTACTGGTCCAGACCGCGCAAACCATTAGTGCCGCCGTAAGGGTTGGTTCCAGATTGTGCAGCTTGGTCGTTGTTTTGAATCATTGACAAGGCTTCGCTTTGGGCGAATTCTGCCAACATATCATCAACCACGTTTGCTTCCAACCCATCAATGTCGTCCAGTGCAGCGGTACGGATTGGGAATTGCACGTTCAAATCTTGCAAAACCAATTGCCAAATGCTGGTGTCTTCAGTGGTGGTTGAGCCGTTGTTTTGGATGGTGTATCCCCAAGCTGCGCCAGCGTTGCCCGTTTTCACGCGGAACTGGTAGCTAGAACCATCGGTGGCAACAGTGCGGCTAATACCGCGCATGGGGTTAGCCAAACGCAGTGCAACAAACACGGGATCATAAGCGGTGCGACCACCTTGGTTGTTACCGCCAGCAGTCAGCGCGGAGGCTTCAGCTAGGTATGCGCTGTATTGCGATTCATCAGCAAAGATTTTCAGTTCTTTTTCCACGCGTGCGTTGGATTTGTAAAAACTGGACAGTTGCTCACGCACAGAACGATTCACATCTGCGCGAATGGTTTTGGCGGGTGCGCGGATGATGCTAGGCGAGGGAATGGCGCTAATCTTGGCTTCCAGTGCAGCGATTTGTTCGCTCACTTCGGCTTTGACAGCTTCCACTTTTTCAGCGGCAGCGGTAATAACTTCTTCAATCTTGGCGGTGTTAGCGGCTTCGATTGCGTCCAGTTTTTCAATGATTTCTTTAGACATGGTTTAGTCCTTTAAGGCGTTGGTTAAGTGCTTTGAGAATATCCCGTTGCTGTAAAGCCACAAGAATCTCGCTTTCGGTCACATCCGCATCGGAATCGCTCTGTTGCGGCGCGGTATCAATAGGAGTTGATACAACATCACGTTGCTCCAACACCTTTTTGAATACGGACGCGGAAGTGACCGCATCCTTTTTGGACAACCCTGCTTCGCGCAAAGCCTTTTCCAAATTCTTTAAATTGGCAGAACCATCAGCGCGGAAATATTCCAGCTTTTGCACTTCTGCCTGTGGATTGTTGGGGTACATAACCACGCTCACCTCGCGCAAACCGCCTTTGGTGATTTGGAAATATGCTTCATCAGTGCCATCAGGTTCGCCATCAGCGTTAACCATAGCGTATTGTTCAGCATAAGCACCAACAGAAACGCCGCCAAACATGGTTGGGCTTTCTTGCATGATTTGGTACAGGTCAGAACCAGC